GCTGATAATGCATGTTGACCAATGTTAAGGTCAAGGAATCCAGTACTAGGTGTATAAGTTGCAGTAGTAACACTGTAATTAACAAGAGGTGAAGAACCTACATTAAATCTAACATTTGTTGCTGTAGTAGATGCAACAGAAATAGCAGTATCATAAACTGGATCAGTTACTCTAGGATATAAATGCTCAGTCGCAAATCCGTCCATAGAACAACCAAAGTTAAGAGATTCATTCTTAATCTTAGCTGTTGTTCCAGACATAAAGTTATGATTTGGAATTACCAAATCTAAAATACCTGTAGCAGGAGTATATGTGGCATCAGTTGGTGTATAACCAACATTAGTAGTAATACCAACAAATACATCGAAAGTATTATCAGTAACATTCCTTATTTCAAGGAACTTATCATTAACAGGATCAGATGCTCTTGGATATGCATGATTAGTCGCATAACCATCCTGATTACATGTAAATGTTAAACCACCTGTTGCAATACCAACTAGATTTGGATTAGTGAAATTATGATCACCATCAGCAATAATTGTAGCAATACCGCTAACATGATCATATACAAAGGAAGTAATTCCAATAGTAGTACCATATCCAAGACCAGACTTACCAACATTAATAGTAATACTATCTGCAGTAGTTGTAGCAGTACCAGTCTTATTATGGAAAGGATCAGTTACTCTAGGATATGCATGATTTGTTGCATATCCATCCTTATCACAACTCATAGTAATTGACCCTGTGGCAAGTCCTATGATATTGTTATTAGCATAAACTAAACCAACAGCAGTAGATCCGATGGATAATGTCATCTCACCTGTTAATCCATCATACCTAGCATCAGATACATCAGCGTAAACTAAAGTGGATATACCAACATTTAAACTAAACGAAGTAGTTGAAGTTGTAGTAATACCAGTAGTTACACCGCTAATTGGGTCAGTGCTACGAGGATAAGTATGTTGAGTTGCATGATTATCCCTAGAACAAGTAAATGTAAGTGAATTAGCGTCTAAAGTAATAGTATCATTAGACATCATTCCATGACCAGATGCAAATGATAATTCTAATACACCAGTACTTGCGTCATAGGTAGCACTATTTGGACTCTTCTGATTACCTGATTCTGCACCACTCTGAACATTAACCGCATTAGTAGCAGTACCACCTGCCCATGTATGTGCATAATCACCACCCAGAACAAGAGCATTGGACTCCGCACTTCTAAAGATGTGCTTATAACCAATACACTCCATTTGAAGTCCATTTAAATAAACACCCTCAGATAATTCAAGATTATGAGGTCCAACTGTGCTGACCTCCATAATACCAGTTTCATTATTATAGAACGCAGTACTTATAGCAACCGCATTTCCTACAGTTGGTACACCAACAACATCTATAATTTTTCCGTCAGCATCTGTTACTGCTCTTACATTTGCGCCTCTAAATGGTGCATATCCTCTACCTGGTGTGGATGCAAGAGAAACAATGATACCACCTCTAGGTAACTGATTTTCATTAACATCACCTATGTCTATTATTGGCGTATCATACCCAACAGAACTAATACCTGTAAATACTATACTAGCAATTCCTACACTAGCATCATCTATAATCTTAAAGTTAGATTTGGTATTATTTTCACTATATGGTGCTTGGAACATATTATTAATGAATAATATACCATTACCACCAGTAGAACCAATACCAGTAACCGCAACTCCAATTGATGTTAATGGATAAGTAGTTTCTAATCCATCAAATTTATGAGTAATATCATCAAATACTTGATTCTTTGCGTAATCCTTTCTAAGGAAAGTTCTTCCACTGAATGTTGCTCTTGCATATGGTTGATTGGAGTCATTAACTACACCCATATCACCACCAAGAGGTGCTTGTGCAAAATGAATCTTACTATCTAAGATTTGGAATGAACCTCTAAAGAGTCTTGCAGTCTCACCAGCAGCGTGTGCAGTAGCAGCACTACCAACTGCGCCTCTTTCTACCTCTACAATAGTCCATGTTCCAATTCCTACAACTGGTCCAATACTAGTTGTACCAAAACCAACAGTTCTTACAATAGAATATTCATCTTCAATCTTAAGGAAATCTCCCGAAGTAACAGAAGAAATACCATTTAATACAAATGCAGTTACAATACCATTAACAGGAACATCCAAATCATAATTAATTGAAGTATATGATAATGGTTTTTGTACAAGACCACTAATAGACATCAAAGACTTAGAATCTCTCTTTCTCATAGAGAATCTATGCTTATTACCAGCACCAGAACCATCTAGGAAGGTTACTCCAGTACCTGATAATGCATTATTTTCTGTTAATGCAATTCTATACTGTTGATTATTATCCTTAATAGCATAAACTGTTTCAGGAAGATATCCAGTTACACCTGCACCAGTTTGATATACTAAAGCAGAACCAGCAATACCAACAAGGTTAGAATCTGGTTTATATGTTAATTGTTCAGCATTTGAGAAGAAGTGTATTTGATTAAAAACACCAGTATCACGAGTAAGTTCTACAGGATTAGAAATATTAGTTTCACGAGCATAAATTGGTACTCCTTGATAATTTAAATCAAATGATTTAACATTTCTATTATTAATACCCAAATATACCTGTTGTGAAGCTGTTTCATACACTTGACCATAATTAAGATCACCAATACCATCTATAGTACCGTTAGGATCTAAATCTTTGTATAATACTTCATTATAAGCAGTAATACTAACAATACCAGAAACTGATGGATGGAATTCAATTCCAAAAGTACCATCAGGTCTATAAGTAGATCCAAATGTACCTACTCCAGTTGTAGATCCAATAGCAGCAAGTGGGGTTTCACTAATAAATGTTTGACTCTTCTCAGGATCTGATAAAACATAAATCTGATGTAAAGATTGAGTTGCGCCATAAGCAACATGTACTGTAGATTTAACAGATAAATCAGTAAGACTAGTAATACCAACCACAGTAGTAATACCAGATTTTGCTTGACTTGTTGTTTCTAATCTAGCAGATCTTTCTGTACCATCTGGTGTAAACGGAACTTTAAATCTATAATTGGATGCCCCAAGATTTGATGGATCAACTATAATTGACTTATATTTAACATCTACAATATTACTGCGTCCATTTTCAAAGTCAAACTTAACTAAACCACCTTCAATCTTAGATGTTACAGTACCAATAAAATTAGGGTTAGAAAGACCACTCAAATTCTGGTTTGAGTTAAATGTTGCTAATTCAGTTAAGTATGTATCAACACCATCATGCATAATGGCATATTCTAAATAATCAACTTGTTTTTGTAAATTTGTTCCAGGATTATCAATAACTAGAAGTTGTACAATAGCAGATTGACTAGATGTAGTAGATATTCCAAAAATATTAGTGGTTACAGATCCTGTAATTGTACTAGCAGCAGCAACTTTAGTTAATCCACCTTCTAACCTAATATGACCGTAGTTTGTGCTTCCAACACCTGGGGTATCTGAGAAACTACTTTGAAGTGATTTGACTTCGTAATTTGTATCAAATGGTTCATTAGGACGGATAATTAATTGAGTCTGAGATAAAGGAACAGAATATTGAGTATCAAATGTAGCATATCCAGTAGAAAGACCAACTTGATCCCAATTCTTCATTTCGTTCTTTTGAAGAAGATAAGTATCTTCATCAACAGTTACTGAGATAAATTCATTAAACTGATAATGATTCTTCTTAGGATCTTCAGCATGATGAACAGTTTGTGTTAAGAATCTTTGGAAATACCTTCCTGCAGAATAAGTAGCAATTACTCTAAAATCACTTAGATCATTAGACTCATTAGACACAAATTTAGAACTAATATCATCAATATTCAAAACTCGGTTAGTTTTGTTTAAAATAAAGTCAGAAAGTCTAGTAGATCTCAATTCTACAAATTTTGAGATATTTCCTTGTGATTCAAAATCTCTTGCTAGATCAAACGGATATATTGAATCAACTCTAACAGGATCTCCAATAAAATCAAGAACAAGACCACCAGCATCTTCTGCAGGAATATTTGTTTCTCCAGGTTGTCCTTTTGCCATAACTTCAGTATTGGCAAAGTTCTTAAGTCCTGATGGGTGAACTATATCATTAACATAAGTAATCAGATCTTCATAAGTCTTAGGACTTTCAATCGCATAAGACATATTTTGATAATAATCATTATCAGGTAATACTTGATTAGTATCGTTAATAAGACCGATATTATCTCTCCAACCAACTAAAGTCTTAACAGACGATGCAATTTCAAAACAACCCTCAAATTCTTTAATACCAATAACTCTACATTCTGAACCACTTAATTTACCAATTAAGATATCATTAATTTCAAGAGGTTCAGCACCACTAACAATAATTCTAGCAGCATTTGAATCAATAAAATCTAATTGAATATCTGCAGTTGCATCATTATTTCTCTTAAATGGTTCATTTTCAATAAATTTGGAAGCACCTTTAACAACCTCAAATTCAGCAAGGAAATTGGATTGTGTTAATTGACCAAATCCAAAGGCAACTGTTGCACCAGTACCAGGATTAGTTGAAATTCCATTTAAATCAAAAGTAACTTCTCTTGGGTTAACCGCATCATTATAATCAGAAACTTCAAATGGGATAAACTTATAATCACCTGAGTTAAAACCATCACCACTTCCAGCGTCATATTTAATTCCTTCAATCATCAATTTGTCACCAATTGCTATTGGTTCAGTTACATAACCCAAGACTGGGGTAGTAATTGTAGCAGTTAAGATTCCAGCAGCAGATGATACATTAATAATACTAATACCATTACTGTTTCTAACAGGAGCAACACCAAAATCATTATTAGAAAGTCCAGTTGGAGGAACTGATACAATCGCACTAGTAACAGCAGAATCACTCAATTCACAAGTAATAAGTCCACTGTCTATAATATCACCAGTTGCTTTATCATATAAAACTAAAGAAGGCGCATTAATATAAAACTTACCACCATTTAATACTTTAACTTCTTCAACAGTAGCAAAACTGTCTATATTAACAACTCTAGGAACAAAAGCATCTGGTTTAAGTGTATTATCTGATGGATAACCATAAACATCATCTGGAACAGTTAAAGTTGATAATTTATTAACTTGAGCAGATTCAGCAATTAATGTAGCATTAAGTCCACTATCTCCAACACTAGAAATACCAGGAAGTCTTGCATAATTCAATCCAGGATTATCAATCCTTATTGAAGATATGCCACCAGTAGTGTTAGTAGATTTAGTTGTATATTTTAATATTGAACAATCCTCAGATTTATAATTAAAAGATTCTGGTTTATCTTTTAGATTAATGTTAAATGTTGTATCTCCAAGACTTGTAATTGGATATTCTGTAGTATAAGAACTATCAATATATTTAATTTGAGATCCATTAAAGACAGTACCATCAGCAGTAGAAATACCTGCACTAGTAAACAAACTATAATACAGTACTTTAGGTGAAGTATCAGAATATTTTACTTTAATAGTTGGATGTCCATCAGAATTTGGATTTGTTGATGCTACACCAACAGTTGCTGTAGTATTAACACCGACTATTTCAAACCCAAGACTTGTACCAGATCCAACAAATTCATTAAAGAAATTACTATCGTAATAGAATTTTAAATCTTGATCAACTAAAGTAGTATCACTCATATCAAAAATGAGATCATTACTTCTAAATGGTCTTAATTGTGGATTGATTGGGTTAATAGACCAAGTTCCAATACCAACAGATGTAATATCAACAACATTAGGATTTCCTTGAGTTTCTTTAAGAGTATTTGCAATTTGGAAAGTATTTTCATCAATTTCAATAATATAATACTCTCTTTGACTTATTCCTCCAGGAAGATTTGATCCATAGAATAATATCTTATCACCAGTTATTAAACCATGCTTATATTTTGTAATTCTATTAGTGACAGTATTAATTCCAGATATTCCAAGATTAAAAGGATTAATGATCAAATAATCATCAATAATCTTAACAGTTGCAAATGTTGTTGTTCCAATACCAGTAGCAAGACCAGGTTGAACGATTAAATTAATAGTATCATCATCTTTTAACAAATGATTTGATGCAGTCTGAATAGTAGAAGTAATTTTTCTTACTGATCCAGTTACTTGATCATCTGGAGTAATTTCAAGAAGAGCATCATTATAATCACCACCACCACTAACAAAGAATACATCATTTGAAGTTTTAGTAGTTTTTACCCCAATAGTATTTTCAGTTTTTCTTATTGCATAAACTGTTGAAGGTATATTGAAAGTATTACCAATACCATCAGTTTTTAATCCAAGAACAGTTCCACTAGGAGCTTTTGTAAAAGTTAAAGCATCATTAGTTTGTAATCCATGATTTTCTAGATATATTTCTTGAGTTTTTAGAGATCTAACCTTAGTAACTCCAAGATATTGATAATTTCTAGTTATAGTCTGTCCTACAGTTGTTCCAATACCAACTGACTCTTGAGCGTTAAAATATAGTTTTTTGGTAGGCGCAGATTCAAATTTATCAGTAATTAAAGGAATTTCAATTTCATCTGCAAAATATGATACTCCTAAACCAATTATACCGTCAGTAGAAACTCCACTTGATCTACGAATCCTTAATACACTATCATCCTTATAAACATTAATAATTTTAGCAGTTTCTTGCCCAATTTGAACTGTTGTACCAATTCCAACTAAAGATGGAGTCATTGTTGAGAATCCAATCGTAGCACCAGCAGAAACTGTTGCTGGAATGTATTGAACTCTAATATCAGTAATTAATCCAACAAACCCATCCTCTAAAAGAGTTGATGTGAAATTTAAAGTACTAATTTTATGAGAACTATTTAATTTACTAACACTAGTGGACAATCCAGCAACTTGCACATAATCTTCAAGATTGAATGCATGAGATGGATCAAAATGCCCAATAACACTATTAGGTTTCCATTCAAAAACTACATTATTATACTCTTCAAGTATAGTATCAATTTTATTAACAGTTTGTCCTTCTAAAAGACTAACATAAGCAGTAGCACCACTTCCACCTGTATCTGTATTATCAAAATTGAGTTTTGCACCAATAGTATATCCTGTACCTGGAGATGCTATGTTTATACTTTCTATTGATCCAATATCAATTTTATCAGGAGTTGCTACATTAGGAATCTGTTTATATGGTTGATATACAAAGTCATAAGCAACCCCATCTCCAAACATGTTATATGGGAAGGTATTTCTTATTAATTTGGAATTCTCAAAGTCAAAACTAACCTGCTTTATCTTTTCACCAGATACAGTATTAACATTTAATGGAAATCCTCTATAAGTATCACCAATATAATATGGGAACTGTGGATTATTAATATTGTCTATAGTAGAAAAATACGCATATATACCTTCTTCAAAATCAGGTGTTTTACAGAACCTACCATTATGTTCATCTAAATCACCACTAGAGTCATAGTAATAGTCTTCAACAAAGAATCCTGCTTCATATTCTGATAAAGATGGTCTATTATAAATTTTAGTCGTATCAAGTTTATAAGAAGACTCCATTCTGACAGCAGCAGATTGGATGTCATCAGTATCGTATAATCCATATGGACCATAAATGGGATTACCATCATATGCCCATCCAATAATAGGAGAATGCCCAGATCCATCATCATTAAATGCATCCTGAACAGTTGCTCCATAACCAACAGATTCAATAGCTAATCCACCTTCAACTGGTGTCAAATAATCACCATTCAAGGTTCCACTAGTTTTAACTTTATTAGCAACTAATCGTCTAACTCTAGTAGAAAATGTTGCAGCATCTCCTGGAGCTTTAACTATAACACCAGTTGTAGATGAAGCATATCCAACACCTTGAGATAATACTATAACTGATGATATTTCTTTACCATCCATAACAGCACGAAGTTTAGCACCAAAAGCACTACCAACACCAGTTACTGTTAAATCTGGAGGACCATCATAATTTATTCCTCTACTTTGTACGAATGCATCTATAATTCTACCATTAACGATAGTTAATCCAATTTGACCAAATGATCCATAATTTACATCTACAGAAGGTGCTTTTTCAAAATTAATAATATTTGACCCATAATCCATACCTTTATCATATAGAATAGAGTCTATAACTTCTCCACGAACAACAGGATTAGCATCTAAAGTTACTGGTTTATCAGAATCAGCAATAACATTAACATCAACGGTTACAGGAGGATATGAGAAATCTTGATATCCAACTCCGTGAGAAGTAAACCTTACATACTCCTTATTCTCATAATTTGTCTTATCTGGAATTCTTGTTGTAGCAATACCAGAATAACATAATCTAAATTCATTATCATTAAGAGTTAATACTTGATATTGCGAATCAGTACTTAACCCAGTAATAGCAGTAGCACCAGCAGTAGTTGATATACCATAATGAACAACTTCCCCATCCTTAAATCCATGATTAGGAACTTCAATAAAATCTCTATGAGTACTAACTCCTGTAGGTGCAACAGAAATTACTTTATTAGTATATCCAGACCCACTATCAAGCATACTAACTCTAGAAATTCGTCTCTTAGTATAATAATCTCTAAGTTGATGAATACCAGTGTTTAACACTGCTGCAGTTGTACCAAATCCAACAGTATTAACACCAGCAACAGAATCAGATTTTGAAGTATATAATTTAAATATAGTCTCACTACTTACCCCAACATAATAAGATTGTCCCTCAACTAAACATGTGTCAATTCCAGCAGCAGCACTTGTATGAAGACCAATTGCAATGTTATTATTTGTTTGATATATTACCCTATCCCCAGTTTTATAATAATGGGGTTTGTCCATTATAAACCGACCATTATTTTGATCAGCATGTTCAATATTACCACCATTGTAAAAAGACTTAGCATTAAAGGTAAATTGCCTATATGCTAGTTCAGTTACTGCCTGTGCTACAGCACCTGTACCATTTCCACCATGTATATCAACAGAAATGACTTTTTTAATCTCAAAGTCAACTGGATCAATTAAAACATCAGTAACTGTACCACCAATTGATAATCTACCATATGCAGTGTTAATTCCTGTTGAACTATTCTCAATACTTATACTTGGTGGATTAAGAACATCATATCCAGTACCAGCATTAACAATATCTAATGTTTTTAGAGGTCCATAATAAATGTACTTATCAGACTTATAATTGGTTATTTCTACACCATTTATCAACATTCCTGTGTTACCATCTAAAGTTCTTTCAGATGTTGTCTTTTGTTGAGTACCTTTAGTTAAATCTTGATCGAGAATGAACTTTTTAAGTGCTCTTCCTGGAAAGATTGATTTTCTTGCTTGTTCTACCCGAACAAAATCATGAATTCCAGTAGAACTAGTTGGAGGAGCAAATTCTACTGCAATACCTGAAGGAATGAAAGATCTAGATGGATATAACTTGATTTTGTTATTTTGCGCTAATACTTCTACAAAATAAGAATCAGCATCTAAACCACCAATAGCAACGGTATTTCCTATTGGAACATATGCAATTTCTTCACCAGTTCTAAATGGAACACTTTGCGTAAACGAAATAATAGTATATTTGTTACTTAAAGTTTGATATCCGTCCCATGATCCCCCAGATACTGTTGGATTTACCAAAGAAGCATGAACTTTATCTGTATTAATTTCATATGAAGGAATAGAGTTAGAAGCAACATATCCCTCCTTCTTACCACTTTCAGAATGCTTTTTATCTACAATATAAGTATTAGAAACACTAGATAAAATCTGATTCTGTCCACCAACAATAGGAACAATAGTACTAGTTGCCTTTTCTTGTATTCTTCTTATATCATACTGATATCCAGGAGTAACTGTAAATAAACCAGCAACACTTATTGAATTATTAGAAACATTGATATAAGTAACTGTTAAAGGTGATGCTACAATAGTTTCTAATCCCCTTTGCAACAATTCTATCTTATCACCTGTTCTTAAACTAGATTTATCAATATTACCAGCTAAAGTAAAGGTAGAACCAGTTAAATCATCAACTTGATATCTAGCACTAGTATTATAAATCCAAGAATTGAAAAATATCTGTTCAAATGTCTTTCCTACCAATGGATTAGTAACAAACCTTCCAAGGTTCTTAACATTAACTTTAGAAGTCTCAGATAATCCATATAAATCCTGAAGTGAATCAAATTCACTCAAAACTCCAGTTATTTTCATATTAACTGGTTTTGAAGTATCATTATCTTCATAACCATATACAAAAGTTGGTGTATAGATGTCTTTAGTCGATATAATATCTTTTGATGTTGTAGTTACACCAATAAACTGGTTTATAGTCTTTTCAGTATATTCTAACTTTTGATAATCAGTTTGTGTAGATACACCTACTTCAATAGTACCAGTTTGTCCAAATCCAATAGTAGAATCAACTGTAATAACTGTTGCGCCAAGTCCAACTGTTCCGATTACCTTAGTATGCCCAGGAACAACAAATGTACCTTGAATTAGGTCTCTATCATCATATCCAATAAACACAGAAATACGATAATATTCATCTCTAATCTGCACAACCTCTGAAATAGGTCCACTGGCATAATTTACTAAAGGATTACCTTCTTCATTATCCTGATATAATGTTTCTCCAACAAGTTTGTTTGGATCTCCAGAAACTACCTGTACGGCAAAAGATTGCCTTCTCAAATAGTTGGCATAAGAGGGTTTAATAAGGTATTTTTCAAGATCATTGATTTTTGGTTCTAAACCAAAGAGTGCTTTAAATAAAATCTTGAAAGATTCATTAGTACCCTTAGATTCATATAAACTTCTTGCTTCCTTTATAAAATTATTAACATCTAAAGTAGGACTTAAAGGTACACCTTGTAAACCAGGTGTATATTGTGTTTTTAACTTATCATAAAATTCCTTAAGGAATAATACACTTAAATTCTGGATTGAAGACCCAGAAGCATGTTCTGCAGCAATACTATCAGTCCATTGCAAATTTTCTACATCATTTGGTGCATGATATGATGTAATTCCACTAAATCCTCTTACACAACCAGTAAAACTATTTGTAGTTATTCCAGTATATGTAATAACCTCACCACCAATCTTTAAAAGACCCCATTGATTAGGAAATCCTTTAGTATCAGTAGAAACTATTATAGTATCATCAGTTGTAGTAATACTAGATGCTAATGAAGTACTACCTGATATAACATCCTTTGTTAAATTATCAATTTTAATATATTTGTCAATATTTTCTGAAATATCAACAGGTCCACCTTGATAATCTTGAGAAACATAATATTGCGTCAGGAAATCTTCTAGAAGTGGATTTTCCGCAATAGCAAACTCAGGAGTCTGATCAGCGACTACCTGGTATGTTTTAACTCTCGGAGATAAGGGGCTATATGTTTCGATCATCCGTTTTTAAGATCTAGAGATAGTACCATTTGAATAACTAGAGCTGACTTTATATCCAATTCCAGAAATTTGTTGTCCAGATGATATAGTGTCTTTAACGATATTTATCTTAGTATTAGACATGTCTAATTGTAAGAACAAATCCTTCAATCCAATGATATCATTGGATTCTGGATATGCTTGAACTTCAATAACACCAGATGCACGAGAAGTTCCCGTTATATTGATTGTATTAATAATAATTTCACCTTTAACATAATCAACTGTTCCTGCAGATGGAATAACAACAGGTGCTTCTTCCCCTGACAATTCAGTTAATTGAATTACTGCAATATCACCTGTTTTTAAGTCCTCATGTGGCAAATCAGTGAAATAAAGAGTGTTAACATTACCAGAAATGTTAAATCCAGTACTTTTTATGTTTTTACCCTTAGGATTGACATGAAATGCATTACCAAAACATAATTCATACTGAGTAAAGGCATTAAAAATAGGTTTTAAGTCTCTTCTTATTGTTAATCTTGTAATATTAGATGTAATTGCGCTATTTGTGCTGTCTATAGTTTTTTGAGACTCAGAATATTTAAATCTACCGCCAAATGCGTTTAAATTTGTCGATTTTCCATAAGATGTTAAAGCACTAGTAACTTGAGACTTTAATCCTTCCGTATCACTAAAAATATTAGAATTATAGTAAACATCAGTATTAAGTTCAATATAGAGAATCTTAAGATCCACTATTCTTTGATTAATTCCTGCAATTGAATAACTTTTTAATCTTTCTAGTATCTGTACTTTAGTAAAGTCAGACAAATATGTTGAATTTCGAGGTTTTACACTTAAAATAACAGTTCCATACTCAGGTGGATCCAATTCTTCTCCACCAATCACTGAAACTGACTCTGCATCAGGAAAAACACTCTGTATTATGCCTTCGTAATCCTTTGCTGTAACCGCCCTGTACTGCGATGAGTACACTCTAGGCGCAATGTACTTAATGGAGTCTATATCTTCAATCTCACCGCCTCCTTTAGCAGTCTGAACAGTAGTTACAGTAGGAGTTGCTGATGCACTAAGAGGATTTCCAGCATCATCTACTGCATCTGCACTATATGAAAAGTATTTTCCGTCATTTCCATTTTTTCCATCAGTAATAATGTAACTAACTTCGATAATATCACCATTATCTAGTTTTTTACCAAAAAATCCATCACCAAATAGTAATTCATACTTCTCATCCTTTATTTCTTGGATAAGATAGATGTTTGATTTCTCATTAATATTAATAATGTTGTCAATCTTTGAATATTCCAGTCCAGAGGTTGATCCAGACTTCCTAACAAACACTCTAATTGATGCAGTATCGATAAATGAGTTATCTAAAATAAATCTTTGGTCTAAACTAGCATTTACGGTGAAAAATTTCTTTAAAAGTGTTCCTTGATATACAGTAATATTATTAAATGATGCTGTTCTTGGTGGATTTGTTATAATATTGCTTCCTACATCTATTGGACTAGCAACAGTTATATCTTCTGGGATGGAAAATGTGTAAGAAGTGTTATTCTGAGCACCTACGCACACCAAACCTTTTCTTAATTTGACAGTATTACTATTTCCATTAAATTTAAAGTCAAAATTTACGATTGCTTCTGCTGATTTTCGAGATCTAGGTACATATCCAATGTTTCTTGCCAAAGAAACGACATTTTCACGCAAAGTTGCTGAATCCAAGAAGGATTCATTCACAACCATATTACTATTAAACGCTGAAATATAAGTATTATACGCTAATATGTCAATTAAAATCGACATATTTGACCCTTCAAAGTCAAAATCAGTAAAATTACTGTTGGCTCTAAGATAAGAACGAATTTGTGCCTTAATTTGATCAAAATCAAGGTCTGTAAACTTGGTTACGGGCATTTTTTTACCTAGTCGCTTCTAAAAAGAACGAGAATGATTGCACTAAACCCTCTTGACCAACAATTTCATATGAAATCGTGATCTCAAATTCATTAATATCGGGATGTGGGTCTGCTTCTACTATAATATTATCAACTCTTGGTTCCCACATTGCTAAAAGACTTTTTATATCTCTTGCAACAACACTTCCTGTGGCAACATCACATAGACCGAATAGAGTTTCATATATATCTGACCCCAGATCTGGATTATAGAATCGTTCTCTTATCTTAGTTTGAACTAAATTTCTAACAGAGCGCATTATTGCCCTCTCATTTTTTAGTACACTTAAATCTCCAGTAACGGGATTTGGTATAAAATCGAGAGTAATATCCTTATAAGAACGGGATTTTTGATTTGCCACTATATCGGCACAGGTGTCAAAGGTTATTTATACCCTATTTTCTCAATTCCAGCGTGTGACCGTTAATTCGATGCTATTATCATCCATTTCCCACTCTTCTGCAACCTGCCAACCTTCTTCTTTCATAGTATTATGAATAGTCATCCTAGCATATTGTTGTGTGACCTTTTGAATAAACCTCTCTACTGGAACATCAAGATTCCAAGTACCACGATCACAATACAAATCATATGATTCCGTCTTTTCATTCCAACGAAATCCAATATCTTCTGATATAACAACTTCCGCATGAACCACAGGATGATCCTCACGGTGATCAGGGTTTGTAATAACAAGTTCCTGATCTTCTTTAACATCATATTGTAATAATTGTAGTGCTTCGAGCAAAGCGGGTTTTTTTGTTATCTTAGTCGTTATCGTACTAAAGTGTGACATTAGCAGCCTTCTGAATCGTGTACAAATTCTTCAACTGGTTCTGAATCATAATAAGCAGGACTAAATTCCCTGTTTAATACTGTTCCCAGTTCTTCTTCTACTCCTTTAGTTATCTCTAAACATTGATTACCAGTTACACCTGATATCTCTGCAGTTACATTACCATCTTGTCGAATAGTGTACTTAACCGTTTTCTGTTTAGACATAACTAAAAAAGCGAGTGTGTGTTATTTAGAACTGTTTAGGATGTGTAACTACATCTCCATGTATTTCGCCTATGTCGTCTATATGTGCATGATCAATCTTTTCTATATGTAAATGCTCTAGAGAATTAGCAATTCTTTCTAGAGCATTAGCAATACGATTAAACTCTTCACTCATGGTTTTCCTGTTTTTACCTGTGTTTCTAGTATAGCGTCTTTTATAACAGTTTTCAACTGTCTTAACTTTTTCTTCCCAAGTCCTGCCCTAGTATCGATTTTTACCTTTAACCAGTATACAAACGCAAGTACGAGTATAAATTGTATACCCTCACTCCACGATAGGTTCCATGCCTCATTAAGATCGAGACTCGCCGCCGCTAGGAGATTAATCATTTTCCTTGTCCTCTATAAGGTTTACGAGCCGAGTTACGGGATGTAGAGGCATATTTGGTATTCTTACCATTGCCTTGTCTAGTTTTCTTTGGAGTCGTCTGAATTGTTGTTCCCGTTGGACTCGTGTAAAGTACTGCCATTGTAAGTTTGATGTGAAATAATATCAGGAGACGGATAGCCCGTCTCATAGTAA